GCAACAGAAGGTGGAACAAGAATCCAAGTTCCAGAATTTAACCCAATCGCACCAACTGAGGAAATCTTAGATGGTACAGCAACATGGGGTACAAGTAACTCTGGTTATTTGACACCACAAAAGATTGGTACAGGAACACAGATCGCAACTATCTGTCATAGAGGTTTTGCGTATGCTGTTGATGATGTAGCTGTATTGGCTGCTGGTGAAGATCCAATGGGTCACATCAGAAACCAAATTGCAGATGCTATCAACAAACTAAACTCTGCAAGACTATTCAGCTTGTTAGATGGTTTGTTTGGATCAACTAATGGCCCACTAGGTGCAAACGCACTTGACCTAAGTAAAGGTGCTGCTTCTGGTGCTGACGAAAGCAACTTCCTAACAGCTTCTACAGTTGCAAGAGGTAGATCACTTCTTGGAGAAAGAGGCGAAGAGCTAGATACTTTAGTTATTCACCCATCTGTTGCTTACTACCTATATCAGGTTGGTATGCTTACATTCTCAACATCTGCTCTATCAACTGGTGGTGCAGTAACTTGGGGTGGTGGCGGTGTCGGTGTTAATGAAAGAAGCATCGGCCAATTTGCTGGTATGAATGTTGTTATTGACTCTCAAGTTAATACAGTTCATCCTGGTACAACAGGTCATCAGAAAGAGTTCCGTTGCTACTTAATTAAGTCAGGAACAATTCTTGAAGGTGAGCAATCTCCTCTAAGTATTGAATCAGATAGAAACATCTTATCTAAACAGGATGTTATGTCTGTTGATTACCACAGTGCTTATCACGTTATGGGAACTAAGTGGACTAACGCTGCTGACAACCCAACTAATGCTTTATTGGCTAACGATAATAATTGGGCAATCACATATGATGCTGATTTAATTCCAATTGTTGAATTAATCGTTAACTCACCACTTGATACAGGAACAAATCCTTAGTAGTATTAAGTTGCAAAGCAAAAAGAACCTCATCAATTATTGGTGGGGTTTTTTCTTTACGCTACAATAAAACTAAATTACTTTAATAATCGTGGCAGCTACTATAGACGCAACAATAAAAGGAGAAAATGCTAATAGTTATGTCACATTGACAGAAGCTAATGATTATTTTGATACTTCTCCAGATTCTTCTACCTGGACAAATAAAACAGACGATCAAAAGAAAAGATCATTAATATCTGCTGCAAGATGGATTGATACTTTAGTTTTTTATGGAGATAGATGTGATGATGGGCAAGCGTTGAAATTTCCAAGAAATAATTATCAGGTAGATGGTGTTGAATTAGCTTGTTCTAAAATTCCTAATGGAATAAAGTATGCACAATATGAATTAGCCAGAGCTTTAGCAAATGACACAGATGCAATAACAGGAACTACAGGAAAAGATGGAAACTTTGAAGAGGTAAAACTAGGAGATATTCAAGTTAAATACAACACTGCAAGTCAAGGAACTGGATCTATAAATAATATTTTAGATGTTTACCCTTGGCTCCAAAGTTACCTTGGAGCGTATATGCTAGGTGGAGCAGGAAGTTTTCAACTACGGGCGGTTAGAGGATAATGGCAGGACAACTAGACACAGCACTAAAGAATATAGCCAAACAGGTGATAGCTGATTTAGGAGATTCTTTAGATACCAGTATTACTTATACAAGAAAAACATCTCCTGTTTACAACACTTCAACTGGTGCAATATCTACAACTGATGTTAGCTACAGTATAAAAGTACCGATTGAATTTGTCAGATCATCAGAGGAAACTGGATTCCAGGAAAATGTAGCAAGGTTATATGTAACACCAGATCTGATAGGAGACAGTCAGCCTTTACTACAAGATGAAATAACGCTTACATTTTCTGGATCTACCAGATCAGCTAAAATCACAAATGTTCTTACTGTAAAAGGCGGTCAAGAATATTTATTTAGAGTTGATGTTATTTTCTAATGAGTTTAGTAAACGCACGAGCAGCATTTGAAACTGCAATAAAGACAGCCGTAACAAATGCCGATAATACAGTGACAGTCATATTCGACAATATGCCGTTTACCACTCCAGGAAAAAACAAAAAATATGTGATGGTAAGTTTAGATTTTGGTCAATCTACCACTCAGACTCATGGTGCTGCACAGGATTATTATGCTGGATCTATAAGATGTGGAATTATGACACCGCCTCATAAGGGAAGTGCTGTTGCATCTGCTATAGCCGAGTCAGTAATTGATGGATTGACTTCAGTAAATGCACCAGGGTATTCAGATACATTTTCCGTAAGTCCAAGAGTATCGGCAATTGAAGGACCAACTTCCGTAAATGTTGAAGAGGACAGTCATTATCTGGCTGTTGTAAGTTGCGATTTTACTGCCAATGCCTAAAGATTTCAAAAAGCATTTTACTAAGGACTTAGGAAAGGCAATAACCAAGGGAAGGAAAGAGGTTGCAAAAACAGTAGCCCGTTCTTTGATTGAAAAAGGTCCGTGGTGGACAGGAACATTTGGAGAAAACTGGATAGTATCAAAAACCCCTGTTCAACCTACCAGAAAAAGAAACAGTACAGGTTTTCCATTTCCCGAAGGACCAACAACTAGAGAGATAAAAAACCCAAGAGTTCCTAATGTAACACTTAGTCAAGATTTGTATGTTGGTAACAGAGCCAAATATGCTGGTTTTGCAATTAACGCACCAGGACAAACATTACGAAGTTTTAGAGGTGGGTCAGTAACTTATAAACAACATTTTGAGGAGTCTACATTTCCAACAGCAATGGCAGGAAACTGGTATGTAATCTATACAAAAGGTGGTCTTATCAATAAAGATATAGCATTAGCTTTTAAAAAGGTTGGCTTTAAGTAATAAAGTAGTAGTATAGTAGATGAATATACTATTTATTTTGTATGCCGACAGAAAGAGCAATCGACAAGCTAAAAAAAGCATTTAGCATAAATGAAAAAAGTAGTTACCCTATTTATAAAAATGGAGAGCTAATTTTAAAAGTTTATTGGACACCTTTAACTATTGCAGATAGAGACTCCATAAATGCTACTCTAATAAGAGCCAACAAAGAACAGGAGGAGGGTAGTTTAGATTTTGCACTACAGGTAATAATAAATAAAGCTGAAGATCAAGATGGAAAAAAACTATTTGTTGAAGCAGATAAGGCCAGCTTGAGAAGAGAAATACCTTTAGCTGTATTACTGGAACTTATGACAAAAATGCAGGAGGTGGGCGAGGAGGCAACTCCTGATGCCGTAAAAAGCACAACTTGATAAAGACAATTATTTATACTTACAATTTTTCGTTGCAGAAACTTTAGGAATTACTTTAGGTCATTTACAAAAGAATATGACTGTAGAGGAACTCTATGCCTGGAACGCATACTTTACGTTGAAAGGTGAGAGGGAAGAAAAAGCGTATGAAGATATGAAAAAGAAAGCTCAATATCGTAAGGTACGCTAAACTAAATGTAATGTTTTATCGAGATTAGTGGCGTCTAATTACGAAGTTAATATAAAACTGAATACCAGGACTGTTAATAAGCAGCTAAATAATCTTGAGAAGCGTATATCAAAACTAAATAAATTAGCTCAAGGTGGCAAAGCAAATAGAACAGTACTGCGTAATGAACAGGAAAAAATAAAAAAGACAGGTCAAAGACTTGGCTTAGAAAATAAAATACTAAGACAGAAAAAAGAACAGTTAAAAGTAGATCAACAACAGTTAAGAGTTGAACAGCAGACAGCTAATGCAATAAACAAGCAAAAAAGTGGAGGAGGCGGTGGTGGAGGCAAAGCAGGAGGAAATCGTTTTGCTGCTGCTGGACAGAGTGCAATAATTTCTGGTGCATTTCCTTTGCTATTTGGACAAGGACCATTAGTAGGTGGTGCTGGTTTTATTGGAGGTGGACTAGGATCATTAGTTGGTGGTCAGATGGGAGGTTTTGCAGGGGGTTTACTTGCAACTTCCATTGCAACACCACTACAACAATTTGCTATAGAGGCAGGAAAACTAGGACAGGCACTCGATCCAGTAACTAAAAATGTAGAAGCACTAACAGCAGCATTAGGAGTAACTGGAACTGAATTTGAAAAACAAATTGCAACGCTTAAAAAATTAGGAGATGAGGAGGCAGCATTTGAAGCAGCAAGACAAAAAATGATAAATCTTGTAGGTTCTAACGGGGTAGATGCACTAACTAAGTTTGGACAGGGAATGACAGAGTTGGGTAATAACTTTGCAAAAATAATGACTTTGATGAGAACTTCATTTGCACTATTTGTTCAAAACTCAGGTATAGGAAAATTTATTGCTCAAACTTTAGAACGTGCAACTTTAATAAAACAAGCAGAAGTACAAGGCCAAAATTTGGACACTCCAGAAGGAAGAGAAGCGAAATTATTATTAAACACAAGAAGATTAGTTACAGATCAATTTGCATTAAGTCCTGAGCGTAGAAGAGAACTTATTTTAAATCTTACAAACCAAGAAACAGGAACAGGTTTTGGTGGTCAAATACATAGCCGAGATATAGACAAAGCTAAAGAAATTGTAAATGATTTAATTGTTAAAAATCAAATTCTTATAAACACCAAAAACGCACAGAAAGAAGCTGATAAAATGATAGAAACCATACAAAAATCTAGGGTTAAGAATTTAGATAAAGAAATAGAAATACTGGAGCGTAGTTTTGGTATGACTTCTGAAGAATTTGAAATAGAAAAACAAATTGCAGAAATGAAAGAAGAAGCAGAAATAAAAGATGAAGATGAATTAAGAAGAAAATTACAAAAAATCCAAATGTTAACCGAAGAGAGAAAGTTAGCGGAAGAAACAGCAGCAGCATTTGAAAGAATGTCTCAGACAATAGCGACTGACATATCACAAGGAATCCAAGGAATGATTCGTGGTACTTCCACATTGAACGATATGTTGAACAACGTATTGAACAAACTTATAGATGCAGCGTTTAACATGGCATTTTTTGGTAATCCACAGGGAACGCTAGGAGGCGGTGGATTATTTGGTTCAATACTTGGTGGACTTGGAGGAATATTTGGTGGTGGCATGATGGGTGGTGGAGGATATTTTGATCCAATAACAGGTTTAGGTACAGCAGGACCAAATTTCGGTTTAGCTAACGGAGGAATAGCCAGAGGAAGAAAAACTCATTTAGTTGGAGAGCGAGGACCAGAATTATTTACACCTGGAGTTAGTGGCACAATAACACCAAACCACGCACTTGGTGGATCAACAAATATTGTAGTGAACGTAGATGCTTCTGGTTCTTCTGTTGAAGGTGATGAACAACAAGGTAGAGAATTGGGTGTATTGATTTCTGCTGCTATACAATCAGAATTAATTAAGCAAAAAAGACCTGGAGGTTTATTAGGATAATGGCTACTTTCCCTGATATAAAACCAAGTTATAACTCTCAAAAAACTACGAGTTCACAAATTAACATAACCCAATTCAATGATGGTTACCAACATAGAATTAAATTTGGATTAAACACTAGACCTTATGTTTGGAACTTAACTTTTGATGTTAGTGAATCGGAATCAGACACCATAGAGGGATTTCTTGAGGCTAGATCAGATGATGGTGCTTCTTTTGATTGGCAACCTCCTGGTAGTGCTGTTGCTTACAAATGGATATGTCTTAAATGGACAAAAAGAATACCTTTTTTAAATAGAGCTAGTTTAAGCATGACATTCCAACAAGTGTTTGAACCTTAATGTCTACACCCGTATCAGAATTACAAAAGATAAATCCCAGTAGTATAGTTGAGCTTTTTCAACTTGAATTAAATACTGCTATTCATGGATCTAATACAAAATATTATTTTCATAATGGAACAAATAATAATGAAAATAGTAATGTTATTTTTGATAATATTGAATATACAAAAATGCCTATTGAAGCTGATGGCTTTGAATTTAACGGCAAACAATTACCAAGACCTCGTCTGACTATATCTAATATTTTAGGAACTTTTACAACAATACTTTTGACTTTACCTCAAGGATTAGAGGGAGCAAAAGTTACAAGAATAAGAACTTTAGAAAGATACATTGACAATACAAATTTTACTGGTGGGCAAATCTTGTTGGAGAATGGTTCAAATCTTTTATTAGAAGATGGAAATGCGATAGATATGGAATCAGGACTAAATCCTTTTGGTACACCAGATCCTACTGCTACATTTCCTAATGAAATTTATTATATTGATCGTAAAGTTACTGAAAATAGAGACATAATACAATTTGAGTTAACAGCAAGTTTTGATTTAGATGGAGTGAGATTGCCAAAACGTCAGGTTTTACCAGCAGATTTTCCTGGTGTGGGTACATTTTTTTCATAATGTGGCAAGATGATGCATTAGAACACGCAATAGAAGAAGATCCAAGAGAATCTTGTGGTCTTTTGTTAATTAAGAAAGGAAAAGAAGTATATTTTCCATGTAAAAATCTAGCTTTTGATCCAAAAGATCAATTTATTATTGATGCAGATGATTGGGTAAAAGCAGAAGATGAGGGAGAAATAATTGCTGTTGTTCACAGCCACCCTGTAACAAGTCCTAATCCAAGCGAAGCGGATAAAGTGGCCTGTGAAAAGTCAGATTTAAAATGGTGGATTATTCAGCCAAATTTAAAACAATGGGGGTATTGTGAGCCATGTGGTTATAAAGCACCTCTTATAGGAAGGCAATGGGTTTGGGGTGTTACTGATTGTTGGAGTTTATGTAGAGATTGGTATAAGGAAGAATTAGATATAGAACTTATAGATTGGATCAGACCACACTCATCAGAGGAATTTATAAAAAATCCAATGTTTAATGATTGTTTTGTTAAAACAGGATTTAGAGAATTGTTACCAGAGGAAGATTTAAGATATGGAGATTTATTATTAATGTCAATAGGTAGTAGCGGATTAAATCATATTGGTGTTTACTTAGGACAGCAAACAGTTTTACATCATTTACAAAATAGATTATCTAGTCGTGATCTATTAGATGAATGGCTGTTAAAATGTATAGGTAAAAGGATTCGTTATGCTGCGTAAAATTAAGCTATACGGAGAATTAGCAAAGTTTGTAGGTCAAAAGACTTTTGAAGCTGAAGTACATAGTGCTGCTCAAGCTATAAGATTTCTAGTGGTCAACTTTCCACAGTTAGAAAAACATATGGCAGATAGATATTATAAAGTTGCTGTTGATAACTGGGAACTAGAGGAAAAAGAATTACATTATCCAAATGGACAAGAAGATATAAAAATTATTCCTGTAGTTGGAGGAGAAGGTGGTAGAGGTGTAGGTAGATTTATTGTTGGAGCAGTATTAATAGGTGCTGCTATTGCTTTTCCTGGAGCTTCTTTGGGATTTGGCGGATTTACAAAAGTTGCTGGATATAGTGCATTTCAAGCTACAGTTGGAAATATTGGTATTGCTTTAGCTTTGACAGGTATTTCAGAAATGCTTACTCCTGTCCAAACAATTCCAGAAAGGGAGCAAGATCCTCGTTTGTCTTTTAATTTTAGTGGTATTCAAAATACAAGTCGTGCTGGAGTTGCTGTGCCTGTAATATATGGAACTACAATGGTTGGATCAGTAGTAATATCGGCTGGTATTGAAACTGCACAGGTAGAAGTATGAGTAAGGTTATAGGTTCTGGGGGAGGCGGTGGGAAAGGTGGTGGAGGTGGAGGTGGTACTCCTACTGAAGCTAAAGATAATCTTGATTCAAAACAATTTGCAAAAGTATTAGATCTTATAGGAGAAGGAGAAATAGGTGGTTTAGTTGATGGTGCAAAATCTATATTTTTAAACAACACACCTTTACAATCTGCCGATGGTAGTTTTAATTTCAAAGATGTAACTTTTGAAGCTAGAACTGGTACATCTAGTCAAACAAATATTCCAATAACAAAAAATGTAGAAACAACAAAATCAACAGGATTTTCTACAGTTACACAAGCTACACCTAGAGTCGTTCAAATAACAGACTCTACCGTTGATGCAGTTTCCCTAACAATTACTGTTCCATCTTTACAATCTTTAAGTGATAAAGGAGATATTTTTGGAACGCAAGTTCAATTAGAAATAGCTGTTCAATATAGTGGTGGATCATATTCAACTGTTGTTTCTGGTAATGCAGGAACTATTACAGGTAGAACTCCTGACACTTATCAAAGAGATTATTTAATAAATTTAAGTGGTGCTTTTCCTGTAAATATTAAAGTTACAAGAATAACTGCTGATAGTGCTTCCAGCAAATTAGCTAATGAAATTCAATTTAATAGCTATGTAGAAATTAAATACGATCAAAGAACATATCCTAACAGTGCCTTAGTGGGTTTAAAAGTTGACGCAGAGCAATTTACATCAATTCCTCAAAGAAAATATTTAGTAAAAGGAATAAAAGTAAAAATTCCTCATAATGCAACAGTAAGAGCAGATGGCAGTTTATCCTATGCAGGAATCTTTAATGGAACGCTTGGTGCTGCTCAATATACCAATGATCCAGCTTGGTGCTTATTCGATCTTTTAAGTTCCTCTAGGTACGGACTAGGTGCTCACTTAGAAGAATCAGAGTTAGATAAATTTAGTTTTTATGCTGCATCAGTTTATTGCTCGGAACAAATAGATGATGGAACTGGTACTGGTAATACAGAACCTAGATTTAGTTGCAATGTATCTCTACAAAATCAACAAGAAGCATACAACGTAATTAACCAAATGTGTTCAGTATTTAGGGCAATGCCTTTTTATGAGGCTGGTAATTTAACTATCACGCAAGATTCTCCAAAAGATACAAGTTATTTGTTTACTCTTGCAAATGTTTTAGAACCTGGCTTTAATTACTCAAACACAAGTCAAAAAGCAAGACCAACTGTAGTAGTCGCTAAATATTTAGATTTAGATTTGAGAGATATAAATTATGAAGAAGTTATTGATAATGCAAACCAAGCACGTTATGGATCAATAGTTAAAAATATTGATGCCTTTGCTTGTACAAGTAGAGGACAGGCAAATCGTTTGGCAAAGTGGTTACTCTATATGGCAAATGTAGAACGTGAAGTGGTGACATTTACCACCTCAGTTGATGCAGGAGTTATAGTAAGACCTGGACAGATTATAGAAATAGCTGATCCTGTAAAGAGTGGAGAGAGAAGAGGAGGTCGTATTCAAGCTGCTACTACAAACTCTGTAACAGTAGACGATACAACGGATTTAATTTTTTCAGTTGGATCTACCTTATCTGTAATATTGCCAGATGGTAGCGTTGAAGTTAAAACAGTAGCATCAATATCAGGCAGTGTTATTAACTTGGGTCAACATTTTTCAAGTGCTCCTAATGTAAATAGCGTTTGGATTTATCAAACAACAAACATTCTTACAAGCACTTGGAGAGTTTTAGAAGTTAAAGAACAAGACAGACTTAATTATGTAGTAACAGCTAGTGAGTATAACGCTGGGAAATACAATCATATTGAAAGTGGAATATCATTAACACCAAGAGATATTAGTGATCTAGATGTACCTCCTGCTGCTCCAACTGGTATTACAGCAGAAGAAGTTATTTATGAGAATACTGGTATTGCAAGAGTAAAAATTATTGTAAGTTGGACTACCTCTACCGATAATGTTTATGTCAGATGGAGATATGAACAGGGAAACTATACTTCTCGTTCCGTTGAAGGTGCTAAAAGTTATGAAATAACAGATACTATTGCTGGTAATTATACAATTGAAGTTTATAGCGTTAGTGCGTCTGGTTTACGATCTACATTACCCAACGCATTAAATCCATTTGTAGCTGTAGGAAAAACTGCTCTTCCATCAAATGTAAGCGGTGTAAGCCTACTACCAATAGATGAATCTAGTGCAATATTAAGCTGGAATCGTGCCACAGAACTTGACGTTTTATTAGGAGGAAAGACTTTAATCAGACATTCTTCCCTTACAACTGGAGCACAGTGGAAAGATTCTCAGGAAATTGTGGTTGCTGCTGCTGGAAACCAAACACAAAAAATAGTCCCTTTACTTTCTGGAACGTATCTAATTAAATTTGAGGACGATGGTGGACGAGAAAGTCCTGCACCTGGTTCAAGTGATAGTGATTGGAATAATACAAGAGTAACAACTAATCTTCCTGCTCCATCAGAAAGACTTGTTGTAGGAACTGTTGATGAACACACTCCAAACTTTACAGGCTCTAAAACTAATACAGTTTATGATTCTGCTTTAGATGCTTTAAAACTTACAGTTACAAGTAATGCAACAGCCACATCAGGAGAGTATATTTTTGCTAATTCTGTTGATTTAACACAACCTTATGATGTCAATTTAAGAAAAACTTTAAAAGCAAGTAATTTTATACTAAATAGTTTATGGGATTCAAGAACTGACTTGATTGACAGTTGGGGATATATTGATGCTGTTGGTGGTTTAACCGAAGCTACAAAATGTAATGCTGCTGTTTATGTACGATCCACAAATGATAATCCGTCTGGATCACCTACCTGGAGTGCCTATAAAGAATTTAGCAACGTATTAATTACAGGTAGAGCTTTTCAATTTAAAGCAATATTAACAAGTAATGACACAAACCAGAATATAGCGATTACTGAGTTAGGAGCTACACTAGAATTACAAGGAAGAACAGAATCTATATCGACTCCAGTAACAACTGGATCGTCACAATATACTGTATCTTTTGCAAATCCATTTAAACAAACTCCAACTGTTGTAGTGACTCCAACAAATCAACAAACAGGTGATTTCTTTGAACTTGCTAATATAAGTAGGACAGGATTTCAAGTCACATTTAAAAATGGAAGTTCAGCAGTTGCCAGGTCATTTGTATGGGCTGCATCAGGTTTTGGTAAGGAGGTAACATAAATGAGTAATGGACATGATTATGATATAGCTAATGCTGTAGGAGCAACTTTTAGAGCAGACTTAAATACTTGTCTTGGTGATATTCAATCATTAAATAGTGGTTCTGCTGATCCTTCTACAACTGTTGCTTACAAAATATGGGCAGATACAGCTAATAATTTATTAAAAATAAGAAATAGCTCAAATAACGGCTGGTTAACACTTGGAGATTTAACTGATGCTAATAATCTAGGACTTGCAACTAAAGCATCTCCTACTTTTACAGGCACAGTAACTTCCTCTGGTGATCTTGTTTTATCAGGTACAGGTTCTTTGCAGCTACCATCAGGAACTACTGCTCAAAGACCAACCCCTGCTACTGGAGATATAAGATTCAATACTACCCTTACACAATTTGAAGGTTATAACGGATCTGCATGGGGTGAAATTGCAAATGGAGTACCAGCAGGTTCAGTATTTTCATTTGCTACTACTACTCCTCCTTCGGGTTATTTAGAATGTAATGGTGCTGCTGTTAGTAGATCAACTTATGCAAGTTTATTTAGTGCAATATCAACAACATGGGGAGTAGGAGATGGATCATCAACATTTAACTTGCCCGATTTAAGAGGACAATTTGTTAGGGGTTGGGATAATAGTGCTGGTGTAGATAGTGGTAGATCATTTGCTTCTAGTCAAACAGATCAAAACAAACAACATACCCACTCCGTTACTGATCCAGGTCACCAACACAATACAAGTATTACTAATTCGGACGTATTCCCTGCTACTGGAGCAAAAACTATCAGCTATGGTGGTGCTGGTGGCTATCCAGCTACTACTTTTACAATGGATGATGCTACAACAGGAATATCTCTTGCCAATCAGGGTGGTACTGAGGTTCGTGTAAAAAACTACGCTTTAATGTATGTAATTAAATTCTAATTATGACAAACAAAAAAATATCAGAATTTACAGAACTTACCGCACCAGCTAGTACTGATGTGTTGCCAATAATTGATGTAAGTGGTGGAGGTACTGGATCAAACAATAAAATTACATACGCTAATTTACTAGGTAAAGCACCTGATGGATCTGCTTCTGCTCCAGCATTTAGTTTTAATTCAGATACAAACTCTGGAATAAGCGGAGGATCAGACACTTTAACATTTAGTACTGCTGGTGTAGGCAGAATGACAATAAGTTCTGCTGGTCTTGTAAATATTCCTGGTGATTTAACAGTTGGCGGAACGACAACCACAATAAACACTACCAATCTTGATGTTGAAGATAAAAATATTACTCTTGGCAAGGTTACGACACCATCTGATACAACTGCTGATGGAGGTGGATTAACGCTAAAAGGAGCTACAGATAAAACATTTAATTGGGTAAACGCCACAGATTCATGGACAAGTAGTGAACATATCTCTGTTTCTGGTCAAAAAGAATTTAGATATTTAGATTCTGATTCATCACATTATGTAGGTTTTAAATCTCCAGCTACAGTATCTTCTAATGTAGTTTGGACTTTACCTTCTGCTGACTCTTCTGTAAGTGGATATGTTTTATCAAGTAATGCTTCTGGAGTATTATCTTGGGTCGCTCCAGGACAAAACGCAGATCCTAACTTTACAGGCACATTAACTCTTACTGATGATGGCAATATAAGAGGATTTGCTTCTACTCATGCTACATATACTGGATCTGTAAAAACATTTACTGTTACTGTTGCAAGTAAGACAGCAGCCCATAGATATAACGGAAGTGGATCTGGTAACGGATATAAAATTGATGGTAAAGAAGCACCTTTTTTAACTCTTACACCAGGTCGTACTTATAAGTTTGACCAATCAGATGGCACTAATAGTGGACACCCTCTTCGTTTTTATTTAGAAGCAAATAAAACAACAGCATATACAACAAACGTAACAACAAGCGGAACTCCAGGCTCTAGTGGTGCATATACGCAAATTGTTATAGCAGATACCACTCCAATGGTAATTCATTACCAATGTTCATCTCATGCGTTGATGGGTAATGGTGTAGCAACAAACTCTGCAACAGCTACAGGAACTCTGTTATCTAGCTTGAGTGTTAGTGGAAATATGGATGTTACTGGCACATTTACTGTTAGTGACAATATCTTGATGACAGGGACAGGAGCTATTGATGTTGCTTCTGGTACGACTGCCCAAAGACCAGGATCTCCGTCTGGTGGTATGTTCAGATTTAATAGTCAGACATCAGAGTTCGAGGGATATAACGGAAGTTCTTGGGGTGAAATTGGTGGGGTTGCAGCTACAGGAACAGCAGATTTATTAGACATTGCCTCATCTTCTGGAACGGGTGGTGGGTCAGCTACATTTAATGGATCTGCTTACAGATTTAAGTTAGTTACTAAGGGGACAAGTACAGCAGTAACACCAAGTAATGCAGAGATCTTACGAGTCTCAATAAATGGTGTGATGCAACAACCCAATGATGGGTCTGGACAGGGAGACATGACAGATGGATATGTTGTTAGCGGTACAGATATTATCTTTGATGCTGCTCCTCCTAGCGGTGCTACATATTTCATCATTAATATGGGAGCTACGATTGCGATTGGAACTCCAGGTGACAATACAGTAACAAGTGCAAAAATCGTTGATGGAACTATTGTTGGAACGGATCTAGCTACTAATGTTGACCTTGCTGACAACCAAAAGGTTAGATTTGGAGCAGGGAATGATTTACAAATTTATCATAATGGCAATAATAGCTTCATAGTCGATAGTGGTACTGGTGATCTTTATATAAGAGGTGATAATAATTTATTTATACAAAGTGGAAGTGGTGAAAGCAAAATAAAAGCCACTACTGATGGAGCTGTAGAACTTTACCACAATGATGTTAAAAAATTTGAGACTACAAGTGCTGGAGCTACTGTTACAGGAACATTAACAGCTACAGCTTATGCTGGAGATGGATCGGGTCTTACAGGAGTTTCATCACAAGTTGCTGATGGTTGTATTACAGAAAACTCGCTAACAATTTCAAATAATTATACTATGACCACAAACAAGTCAGGAGTTAGTGCAGGGGATATAATAATTGCAAGTGGGGTAACAGTTACCATTCCGTCTGGTTCACGTTATGTTATTGTCTAGGGGGTAAATTATGCCAATAGTATTAAACGGATCAACTGGAAACATATCAGCCTCAAGCTTGACAGGTGTAACTACAGGTAAGGTTTTGCAATTACAGCAAGTACTTAAAACTGACGCATTTTCTACAAGTTCTACTTCTTTTGTAGATATAACTGGATTATCGGTAAATATAACACCTTCATCAAGTTCAAATAAAGTATTAGTTGATTTTGTTGTAGCTTGTGGAAATGATGCACAAACTCAAAATCGTTTTGAGTTAGTAAGAGAAGTTAGTAGTACAGTTACACCTATTAACCCAAATGCTATGGATTCATCAACTGCAATGTTTTATGTTGCAGCAAATAGTAATCTTGATAACTATACTAGGGCACAAGTTACATATAGATTTTTAGATTCACCTAATACAACTTCGCAAGTTAATTATAGAGTAAGAACTAAAATTTATAGTAGTAGTGTTACTCAATATGTAAATCGTGCTGCTTATAATTCAAACACTACAGGCTCTTCAGTTATTACAGCAATGGAGGTAGCAGCATGAGTAGGTTAATAACAAACGCAATACGATCCACTTCTGCTTCAGCAGATGCAATAACTTTTGATAACTCAGGTAAACCAGCGTTTCCTAATGGCGGTGCTGGTAGAATTCTTCAAGTAAAAAACGTAACTAAAACTGATACTTTTTCAGAAAATCTTGCCTCTGGTACTATAAGTTCTACTAATGTTCTTGAATTATCTTTTACAGCAGCAAGTACAAGTAATAGATTGCTTATTATTGTTGATATGAATATGTCTCATCAAGATACAAATGAAACATTAGGAATTGTCCTTCATGCAGATGGTTCTGTAATAACAGCAGCGACAGGTGATGCTTCAGGAAGTAGAACAAGAGTTACTTCTGCGGGTGCTATTGGTTACCCTAACAATGGTTTTGTTAATGTAGGCATGAATTATTACCATACGCCAACAAGTACAAGTGCAGTTAATTATCAAATAAGACAATATAACGGAGATTCTCAACAAAGATATGTGTATATAAACGCTTCTCAAGTTGATGGTGATTCTGCTGTATATCACAGACCAATATCATCTATGACAATTATGGAGGTAGCAGCATAATGGGATTAACTAAAGCACAAGCTGCTGGACTTGCTGATACTTCTGTTAGTGCAGGGAGTTATGGTTCGGCTACTGCAATACCAGCTATCACAGTTGATGCACAGGGTAGGATAACTGCTGCATCTACCAATGCAATATCAGCAGGTGGGGAGACAGATGGTATATTTCAGAATCCAATAGCAGCATCAGGAAATATTACGATTGGTAATAATAAAAATGGTTTAGCTGCTGGCCCTTTTTCGATGTTCACCATAGTCTAATGCCAGTATCAATCAACGGAAACACAGGAGTAGTTACAGGTTTAGCGGTAGGTGGCTTACCTGATGGAACAGTAGATGCAGATACTTTAGCCTCAAATGCTGTAACTGCTGGAAAACTTGCAAGTGGAGTTGGCGGTAAAATTCTTCAAGTAAAACAAGCAGTAAAAACTGATACAGCTAGTCAAGGTGACACAAGTAATTCTTATGTTGATATTTCTGGATTGAGTGAAACTATAACTACCACAGGATCAAATAAGGTTTTTATTTCTTTTAATATAAATGGTGGTACTGAAGGGGGATATGCTTTTTTTGTACGAATTGCTAGGGTAACAAGCGGTACTACAACAGGGTTATGCGTTGGAGATGCTGCTAGTAATAGAGTTAGATGTACAACTGGAGGAAATTCTAACCATGCTGGTTGGGAATCTTTTTATCAGTCAGCAGAATTTTTAGATAGTCCTTCTGCTGGTACTCATACATATAAGATACAATGGTCAACTGGTACACCAGTTAGTCACTCTCCGACTATGTATATTAATAGGTCTTATACTGACAGTAACTATGCTTGGTTTGGAAGAGGTACTTCACAAATGACTATTATGGAGGTATCGGTATGAGTCAGATTAAGTTATTACATAGCGGTGGAAATGGAGTTATATTATCCGCACCCGATAGCAACCCTGCATCTGATCGTACTCTTAAATTACCAGGTGATGCTAATTCAACTGTTGATACTCTTAATAGAGCAGGTAATATTCTTCAAGTTGTACAAACAGTTAAAAAAGATAGTTTCTCATCTACATCATCATCATTTGTAGATATTACAGGGATGTCGGTTACAATTACACCTTCCTCTAGTTCAAGCAAAATTTTAGTACGATTTCATTTAGGTTGTTTCAATAATGGTAATAACACTTCTAGAGCTTTTGTTTCAATTTTAAGAGGTTCTACAAAAATATTTGATGGTGATGCTGATACAGGACATGAATGTACAATAGCAGTTTGCACTAGATCAAGTGATGATAATCATATACAGATTCCAGTATCAGGAGAGTTTTTAGATTCCCCTGCTACGACTTCAGCAACTACATATAAATTACAAGGAAGTGTTGGTAATGATGGTGGCACAATGACTTTAAATAGACCTAATGCACCTGACGCTCAAAGTGGAAATGCAGCAAGCACAATAACAGTTATGGAGGTAGCAGCATGACAGGGAAAATCAAACTTGTACATTCTGGTGGTAATGCGGTTTCTATAGCCGTACCAACATCAAACCCTTCTGCAAGTGAAGTTGAATTTAAACTCCCTCAAACTGATGGTTCAACTGGTCAGTTTATGAAAACTGATGGGTCGGGAAATTTATCATTTGCAACTGTGGCAACAGGTGTAGATGGAATAACAGAGGTAGATCAATGGTATGTAACATCAAATTTTACTGGAAGTGTAAATCCAATATCGAGTAATTTAGCAAGATATACAAGTGCTGGAGGTTATTTAGGAAGTGGAATGACGCAATCATCAGGCACTTTTACGTTCCCTAGTACTGGATTTTGGAAAATAGATGTTGAAGGTACAGTTACAAGAATAGAAGGTGGTCGTCAAAGCAGACATCAGGAAATTAATATTCTTGCGACTACTAACAATTCAAGCTATTCAACAATTTCACAAGCACAGGCTGGATATTTTGATAATTATGATGCTGGGTATAGGTATATTGGTTGTTTTTCTTCTGTTGTTTTTGATTGTACAGATACTTCAACTCATAAAGTAAGATTTCAAACAGTTGTACAAGATAATGATAGTCAAGGCTGTCGTTGGGATACACCTTATTTAAAAATGGCTTTTATTAAACTAGCGGACACTTAAAATGAATAGACCAAATCATATTGAAGATTATTTAGCAACTGTCAGAACAGGACAATGGTATGGGTTTAGTGACCCTTCAAATAAAATTTATGCAAATCTTATAGTGCATGATGGAGGTGCAAAACCAACTGAAGCTGATTGTACTAATGGATTAAAAGCATTACAAGATGCTTGGGATTTAGAGAATGATAGTTACAAATCTCAACGTAGAGAAGAATATCCAAGTATTGAAGAACAGCTTGATACCATTTATCATAGTGGTGTAGCTGGTTGGAAAACTACTATCAAAACTATCAAAGACAAGTACCCAAAACCTAGTTAATTATGGCCTTAGATCACGAAGCTATTTATGAAGCATACAAATCAGAAGCAAAACCTGTTGTTTCTATAGACGACTCTGCTGGAGCGTTTGACGCTGATGGTAATTCAGTAACATTAGACGATGCAAAAGTGGCAGCAGCCAGATCTGCATTAGACACAGCAGCAGCAGCGATTTTGTACAAGTCTCAAAGAACAGGTGCAGCAGGGACAACAGATACTATCTATCCAACGATAGGAGATCAGTTAGATATGCTTTACAAAGATATGTTAGCTGGCAAGCTTGATACAACAGGAACTTGGGCTACTGCAATCAAAGCTACTAAGGACAAATATCCCAAGCCATGACAAGTAGGTTAATTGTTAATAGTATTAGGCATACAGGAGCTTCTGCTGATGCTATAACTCTTGATAACTCTGGTAATGCTACGTTCTCTGCAAATGTAACGTGTTCTGGAACGGCTACAGGTTTTGCTAGTCGATTTCAACGCAACCTAATAATTAACGGAGCTATGCAAGTGGCTCAACGTGGTACGTCATCAACAACAAGTGGTTATTCAACTGTCGATAGATTCAAAACTGTTCATTCTG